AGCGCTGTCATTCACCCTATCATCCTTACACCTTCCTCCCGCCCACCCTGTAAGGGTACAGGTCGCAGGGCATTACGTCCATAGGAAGCATGCCCATAATGGGCAGACTACCTATGGTCTCTCGGTCGGTTGGTCCGGCGCATCTAACGGTGGATGACAGCGTTGTCATTCGCCCTAGGTCTACTCAGCCGAGCGCGACCGCACACGAGAAGGTAGATGACAGCGTTGTCATCGCCCCCAGAAAAGGACGACCTCTACTCTGGATCGCAGCGCGATGCGATTAGGGGTATCTGGGGTGGAGTATGCCCCCCCCACCCCCCTTATCACCATGGTTTTGGTACCATATAGGGTTACCGCGAACGAAAATATCATATACCCCAAAAACCCAAAGAATTGGGGTACAACCAAAGGTAATCCCCCAAGACCCCCCACCCCTTCCGAATAAAAAAAGTGGGGGGGTACCAAAAAATAAATTGACACAAAAACCAAAGCTACATAGACCATGTATACCGTATCAACAAAAAGAGGGTTGTATGTCTGACAAATCAGAAAGTATCAAACATCCAAATCACTACACAAACAGCAAGGCTATATGTAAAAATTGCGGTGTTCAAATAGAGTGCATAGACATAACAAGTCACATGAACTTTAACTTAGGTAACGCAATCAAGTATATTTGGCGTCTGGACCTTAAGACCGAAGATCCTTGCGAGGATATTAGGAAGGCCATCCAGTATCTTGAGTTTGAACTTGAGCGCCGCGCTTGGCCTCGCGCACCCTTGCCTGAGCCAATGACCGGAGCTTATGTCTATGGCACCCACGGCAGCGGCAAGATTAACTTAGGGATTAAATATGACGACGAGTAGAGACCTTCACGATCTCCATCCAATTGTTAAGGAGATGGCAGCGAATCACATTGAGGCCTGCAAGAAGGCGGGCATTGATCTGCTGATCACCTGCACACTCAGGGATCGGGAAGAGCAAGCCAAGCTTTATGCCATGGGGCGCACGGTTCCGGGAAAGAAGGTTACAAACGCCAAGGCTGGACAGTCGTTTCATAACTATGGCTTGGCCTATGACGTTGTGCCTATGCGCCTAGGCAAGCCTGTCTGGGGCACCACGGGCGCTGATCTGTTGCTTTGGCAAAAGGTTGGTGAACTTGGGGAAGAGGCCGGTCTTGAGTGGGCCGGTAATTGGACGAGTTTTAAAGAGTATCCGCACTTTCAACATACAGGCGGTCATCCGATTGCCTATTTTCAAGCAGGTAAAAAACTATGACACGCAAGAAAGTAGAAACGCCAGAGGTTAAGGCACCAAAGACATCCGTTGGTGCAAAGCTTATGCTTGACCGCATTAACCAGCTTCAGGAAGAAAACGATAAGCTTGTTGCAGATATTTGTGAGCTGAACAGTGAGCTTCTTCTTCAAGATATGGAACTTGATCGGGCAGTGGACATTGTTCTGGATGCTTCAAACTATGAGGTAAACTTCTTTTCTCCAAATTACTACCGCAATGCTATGAAGCTGCAAGAGAAAGCGGCAATATACGTTGCCAAATACTATCTTGATGCCCTTAACTTTAAAGGATCTTAACCATGACTTTTGTTATCGAAAAGAATATCCCCGTCACGTCCGGCAAGATGCTTGCCAAGTATCCTTTTAACGATCTTGAAATTGGCGACAGCTTTTTGATCCCATCTTCTGATGATGACGTAAGGGACCGCCGCAGGGCATCCGCTGCCGTGCAGCGCCAGACCCATGTGATTAAGCGCGGCAAGTACGTCACTCGCCGTGTTGAAGGCGGCATTCGCATTTGGAGGAAAGCATAATGGATATCCTGAACGGCGACGCTCAGAACCAGCTTAAGACCATCATTGAGCGCATTGATCGTCTTGAGGACGATAAGGATGTGGTCACTGGCGACATTAAGGCCGTCCTTGATGAAGCTAAAGGCAATGGCTTTGACGTTAAGATCTTGCGCAAGATGGTGCGGATCCTGCGTCAGGACCGGGCCAAGCGCCTTGAAGAAGAGGCCTTGTTGGATTTGTATCTGGCCGCTGTAGAGGGCTAGTGTCTCTGGGGTCGGGGGTGATTCCTCGGCCCCTTTTATCGGAAGGAACATGAAGATGACTGATCGTAAAATTGAAGAGTATAATTTTGTGGTTGAATATACTCGTAAAGATTTTGAGGAGGCAGTAATTGCCCTTATCGCTTATGGCTTCCAGCTTCACGGAAATGCGGGAGTAGCAACATGGCCAAATGGGACTGGTATTATCTTCTCACAGGCCATGGTTTTGTACGCGGTGGAAGAAGATGTCTGATTTTCTTAAAATGCCTTACCTAGGCACAAGAAGCGTTCGCGATAAGGAAGAGCCGGAAATCACCTTAATTGGCCATGAGCTTGATGGTGATGATTTCTTGGTTGAATTTTTAAAATCCTCATTAGAAAGCCAACCCCCATCTATTGGAATAGGCCTTAAGCAAGAGGACATATCCCTTATGGTGGAGCTTCCATTTGGAGATGATTACGTTGGTGATCCCGTCTGGACCGTGCCGATAGCTGATGTTGTTGATGACATTATCCAATACGGAAACGTGTCCATTGCCAAAAAGGTTATCGCGTCTTTCCGTAAGTATGCGGCCATCCTTGATGAATGGGTCGAGGAAGAAGAGCCGATTAATTCCGGAAAACAGGGGGTTTAGTTGGAATGGGCCAGTATGTGAAAGAAGATGACGTTGCCACGATTGCCTACATGATGGGCGTGGAGAGCGGCAAAGACTATGAGCGGGACAAGATCGTGGCTTGGTTGCGAAACCAAGATGGTCACGGATACGACGATATGCGGGCCAACCTTATCGAAGCAGGGGAGCATTTGAAATGACCGAACCCAAAAAAACCACTTACGCTGATGGCACGCAGTGTTGGTCTCTGCACGGCAAGACACACCGCGTGGACGGACCAGCGATCATTCACTCGAATGGTGCGCGGGATTGGTTTCTGGACGGCAAGCCACACCGCGTGGACGGGCCTGCGTGCACTTACGCTGATGGCGGGCAGTGGTGGTATCTCTACGGCAAGCTACACCGCGTGGGCGGGCCAGCGGTTATTTTCGCTGATGGCACGCAGTGTTGGTTTGTGGACGGCGTGCGACACCGCGTGGACGGGCCTGCGGTCGCTCGCGCTGTTGGCACGCAGTGTTGGGCTGATGGCACGCAGGATTGGTTTCTGGACGGCAAGGAAATGACCGAGGCCGAACATGCCGCTGCCATTGAAGCAGGGGAGCATCTGAAATGACATTCAAAACCGTTGAGCAGATGCAGGACGAAATCGAGCAACTGCGCGTTGACTATAACGAGGCTTTTATTGATGGCGCTAACACAGAGCGGGCCAAGATCGTGGCTTGGTTGCGTGATGATGCGGATGAATTTGTATACGCTAATTTGAAAAAATCTGATTCTGATGCAAACATAATCAGTGAAACGATAGTCAGATGTATGATTGGCATCGGCAAAAGGGAGTATTTGAAATGATCTATGAAACCGACGCGGATCTTAAGCGCGAAAATGGAATCGTCAAATCCATCTGCGATACCTATCAGTTTGATGCGTTTAAGTTGCCTCTTGAGAGTCGATTAGATTATATCCTAACCAAGGATGAGAAGGTTGTGGCCTTGATCGAGATTAAGAGCCGCACCTGCAATACCAGTGACTACGAAACCTATATGATCTCGAAGGGCAAATACGATTCCCTCGTTGATTATAGCAAGCGCATGCACCTACCTTCGGCCATATTTGTCCAATGGACTGATCGACTGGGGTTTATGATTGTTCCCTGCGAACATACCGAGGGGCATGGTGGACGCCGAGACCGAAATGATAAAAAAGACCTTGAGCCAATGGTCTATATACCGATTGATAAATTCAAATGGGTATAATAGTTTTAAAGGGAGTATCTGAATGACTACGCCGATTATAATTGTTTGGACCCTTATCGTCATGGTTAGCGGTAAGCCAAGCATTGAAATACACGATCTATCAACCCTTGAAAAATGCGAGGCTTTAGGTGTCACATTTCAAAAAGACAATTCCCAGATCAGCACACAGTGCATTGGCGTTAAAAAGTACACTGAAATAAAAATATATGAATAGCGGGGTAGAATGGAACGCTTTAAAGACATAATTGACCTATCCATGTGCATATTGGTGGTGGTTGTCATATCAATCTTTGCCTTTGTGGAGACAATCCACTGGCTTGTTCGTTGGGTGCTTTGAAATGCAAACGAATGTAGAAAAGAAGATGTCTATACTTGAGGATGATATTGTTGAGTTGATCACCGCAAAATATGCGGGGATTAAGCCGGATAATCACCGCAAAGCCCTACTAGAAGCGGTTCGCATGGGGCGGCAAATTGAGGCAAAACTAAATGGAAGATGATAAGCAAGCCGCGTATCGCGAACACAGGCGTCAGTGGGCCATAGCCACTGGCAAGCCATACCTTGAAGACGGGGGAGATCGCGGTGGTCGATCTGGAGACGCTGCACCCCGTACTGCAAAAACCAAAGAAGGAAGTAATTTTTAATCATGCGTAAGCCAAAGATCATCCCAATTTGCTCACCTAATGGCAAAACCAATAAAGATTGGATAGTAAATGCCGCCTTCTCTTTACTTGCTATGTTTCTTGGTGGCATGTTGGCTTTTGTTACCATTTCTTTTGTAATGTTCTTAATTAATCTGTTTTTGGTAATACTTTAGTGAATATTGGTCTGTCTCCTTATCGCTGTCGCCTTTGCGTTCACTTGCAAACCGGCGGTGAAAGGGGGACAGATCAAGATCGCTGGTGCCGAAAGTACAGGTCACCGGCAAGATTGGTTTATAAGACCTGTAAGGTTATTGGTGGTTTCGAACGCAAAAGCCAGTCTCTGGCAATAATCAAAGACTAGGGTTATATAGGGGTATCCAAAATAGGAACCCCCCATGCCTAAGATCATCCCTAAGAAGCGCAATGTTGGTGGTCAGCCACATGAGCCAACAGACTTGACCCACGCTCAGGTGTCTGAGCTTTGTAGTCTTGGCCTTACCCAGACCCAAATAGCTAGAATCCTCCACGTTTCAGAGCCTACGCTTCGCAAATATTACCGCGAAGAACTGGATATTGGCGATGCCAATGCCACAGCGTCCGTTGCTCGCAATATGCTCAACATTGCCAAGGATCCTGAACACAAGAGCGCCGCTCAGGTCGGCATCTTTTGGCTTAAGACCAAGGGCGGCTGGCGCGAAACCACTAAGCTTGAGCATACCGGCGCAGATGGTGGCCCGATTCAGCTTGAGGCCCGTGCAGCAAGCATTGATCCTCGCATCCTTACTCCTGAGCAGCGCGATAGTTTGCGTGAGATCATGGAAGCTGCCATTGCTGATGGCACAGGCGAAGAGGATCACGACGAAGACGATATCGTAGAAATCGAAGAAACCGAAGAAGAGGAATAGCCCACCGTGGCAATCAATATTGGCGGCGTTATTGTCGATCCAATCCAGCAATTAAAGGATTTGGATCGCGCTGAATATGAAGACAGCCTGTATATGTTCCTACGTCAGGCTTGGAAGTACATTGATAGCTCACCTTGGACTGATGGGTGGCCTATCGAGGCTGTCGCAGAGCATCTTCAGGCGGTTGTAGATGGTGATATCCGCCGCCTGATCATTAACATCCCGCCCAGATGCGGGAAATCGTCCATAACCTCGGTGGCGTTTCCTGCATGGACGTGGGCGCAGGAACAGAAAAGCGCCACCAGCGGTCCCGGCGTGCAATTCCTGCACGCATCCTATGCCCAGCAGCTAACCTTGCGAGATAGCGTTAAGTGCCGACGCCTTATTGAATCGCCATGGTACCAAAGTATGTGGGGCAAGCGGTTTGGTCTCAATAGCGACCAAAATACCAAAAGCCGCTTTTCAAACGACCATGGTGGCGAGCGCCTGATCACCTCAGTTGGCGCTGCGGTGACTGGGGAAGGTGGATCCATCATTGTTGTGGATGACCCAAACGCTGCGTCTGAGGCTTTTTCGGAAGCTACGATTCAAAACACCATCGAATGGTGGGACGGGGCCATGAGTACTCGTCTTAACGACCCTAAAACCGGCGCCTTTGTGATTATCCAGCAGCGTCTGGCCGAGGATGACCTGACCGGGCACATCCTAAGCAAGGATGTTGGCGACTGGACGCACCTTTGCCTGCCAATGCGGTACGAACCTGATCGCGCATTCACGACTAAGATCGGGTGGAACGACCCGCGGTCTGAAGTGAACGAGCTTTTATGGCCAGAACGCTTTGGTGACCCCGAAGTCACCATGCTTGAAAAGCAATTGGGGCCGTTCTCTGCCGCAGGACAGCTTCAGCAGCGCCCTGAGCCTGCCGGTGGTGGTGTTATTAAGCGCGAATGGTGGAAACTATGGGAACCGGCAGAGTTCCCGCCCATGGATTACATCGTGGCGTCACTTGATACGGCCTATACGCTTAAGCAAACCAACGATTTTAGCGCAATCACGGTCTGGGGCGTGTTCACGTCCGAGACTGAGGCCAGATCCAACCGTGTAATGGACGCAAATGGCCGTCCAATGTACATGGAGCGGACCTATATGGACGGTCCACCAAGGGTTATGCTTATGCATGCGTGGCAAGAGCGCCTAGAATTGCATGAATTAGTTGAAAAAGTAGCAAAAACTGCCAAGAGTCTAAAGATCGATAAGCTTATTATCGAAAACAAGGCAGCAGGCTACTCTGTTTCCCAAGAAATAAGGCGTTTATACGGTCATGAGAACTTTGCAGTGCAGCTACACGACCCGAAAAGCCAAGATAAGCTTTCTCGTTTGTATTCTGTGCAGCATTTATTTGCTGAAGGCATGGTCTATGCGCCTGATAGAGCTTGGTCAGAGATGCTAATCAACCAAGTAGGGCAATTCCCCAAAGGAAAGCATGACGATCTGGTCGATACAGTGTCTATGGCCATGCGTCATCTGCGCGATTTGGGTCTTTTGACCCGTGGACCAGAGCGAATTGAAGAACTTGAAGCAATGAAAACCTATCCGGGGTCAAAGCCAACCCCTCTTTATCCGGCTTAGAGGGTATTATGGAATTCAACGGACCAATTCTTGCTACAGCTACTGTTGATATGATCAAATTTGGTCCAGAACCAACTTGGGAGGTTGAAGTATGGGGTCAAGAACCATTTGATCGACACCGTACCTATACCTTGAAGGCAAAAACAGATAATA